TTTAGGGACCAAGCTATTCAATAAAATTAACGATGCAATCGTGGCAAATAATTTGGCTAATCCTTATTTAATGCTTTTAAATGTTTATATTAAGCCGATGGTAATTCACTGGACCATGGTAGAATACTTACCTTTTGCAGCCTATACAATTGCAAATAAGGGTGTATTTAAGCATGGCAGTGAGAATAGTACAAACGTTGAAAAGACGGAGGTCGATTTTTTAGTGGAAAAAGAAAGGTCAATTGCGCAAAATTACACACGCAGATTTATTGACTACATGTCATTTAATCAATCGAACTTTCCTGAGTATAACACAAATAGCAATGCAGATGTCTACCCAGATAAACAATCAGACTTCGGTGGCTGGTACTTGTAGAGGTAAATACAAGCCTAAGCAAACGAATGTAAAAAAATTGCAAATATTTTTAAATAGCATAAAAAATGAGTCTTAATTTCACACATATTAAGGGGGATACTTTTAACCAAGTAGCCTTTGAACTAAAAATCGATACGGTAGCGGTTAACTTAACTGGGGCGGTAATTAAGATGCAATTACGCAAGAATGCTAACGATGTTACACCTGCATTATCGCTTACTTCAGCAGGCTCCGCAGGCATTACAATTACAGCAGCCACATTGGGCCAGTTTAAAATCAATGAGCAAATTATTGATATACCTGCAGAAACATATCAGTACGACATTCAAATTACTTTTGCCAGTGGTGTAGTAAAAACTTACATCGCAGGAACTTTTAATATTACACCAGAAATAACTCGATAAATATGTGTGATGATAACATCGAAATCGGTGTCACAGAAATCACAAATAATATACTTGTTTCTGCGCAGCCGACTGACCAAATTATTGACATCAATGTACTCGAAGAAATAGAGAACGTTGAATTGACAATCACTCCTTCAGTGGTTGAAGTGAATATTGATGTAACTCAAGAGCTAATCACTGAGGTTGTAACTGTCGATGCTAATACATGCGTAAACATTGTCGATGTAACTGTCACAGATGCGACTGATAATGTCACGTTAAACATTACGCCAAGCTTAGTTGAGGTAAATATCAACAGGGGCGAAAATAATCTCAATATCGAGGAATATGACACCTTTGCGGACCTGCCAACAATTGGAGATACCGACACATATTATATCACCTTAGATGAAAATAAATTCTGGCGATGGGACCCAATTGATGAGGTGTATGTTGAGATTTCAAGTGCAGATGATAGAATCCCATATTTAGGAGCAATTAAAAATGCAAATTTAGGGGAGTGGGGGATGAAAGCTGGATGGCTTGGATTTGATACTACTCCAACTAATACACCAACTGCGGTTGGTACTTTATCTTGGAATGATACTGATGGAACTGCCGACCTTATTTTAAAGGGTGGGAATGTAACTTTGCAGATTGGTCAAGAGCAAGTAGTTAGAGTAGTTAATAAAACTGGGGCCACATTAAATGAAGCTGATTTTAGAGCTGTTCGTGTGCGTTCAGTTTCCGAAGGTGGTGCGCAAGGTCAAAGGCTTGCTGTATTGTTAGCTATGGCTGACAGTGATGCTGATTCGGCAACTACTATTGGTATTGTAACTGAAAGCATAAGCAATAACCAAGAGGGTTTTATTACCACATCTGGCGAGGTTAAGAAAATTAATACCACAGGTGCCAAATCTTACGGTGGTGCTGAGACTTGGACGGATGGAGATATTCTTTATTTATCACCAACACATGCTGGATATTTAACAAATGTAAAACCACAGGCTCCAAATCATACGGTCATTATTGGCTGGGTAGTATATGCGCATGCTAACAACGGTAAAATATTTGTAAAAGTTGACAATGGTTATGAGCTTGATGAGCTTCATAATGTTAAAATAACAACACCGACAAATGGCCAAGGTTTAATTTATGATTCTGCGCTTGGTGTGTGGAAAAATCAAGCAATTACAACATCATTAACTGCTACATCTCCATTAAGCATTGCATCAAATGTTTTATCAATTACCAAAGCGGATGCAACTACCGATGGCTATTTAAGCTCTACTGATTGGAACTATTTTAGTGCTAAACAGCAGCCTTTAAGTGGTACTGGATTTGTTAAAGCTACTGGTAGTGTTATTAGCTACGACAATACAGTTTACACGCCACAAAGTAGAACATTAACAATCAACGGCACAGCATACGATTTAAGTGCTGATAGAAGCTGGACCATATCTGTAGGCTCAGGCATGCGCAATGTGTCTACATTTATTGCTACATCAGGACAAACTACATTTACAATCGTAGGCGGATATACTGCTGGATTGGTAGATGTATTTGTCAATGGTGCAAGATTAAATGCAGGCGATTACACTGCAACAAATGGAACTACCGTAGTATTAGGAACTGGTGTAGTAGCAAATGATATTGTTGATATTATAAACTATACTGCAAGCTTAACATCGGGAATTACAGGTAGTGGTACTACAAATTATATCCCTAAATGGTCAGGTAGTTCAAACTTGACTAATAGCATTTTATTTAATAGTGCAACTGGTATTGGAGTAAATACAACTACACCAAGAGCTGCATTTGAGGTAAATGGGTATGCTTATTCGGGAGGATTTTGGACAACTAATGATTCATTAGGTGGAGCATTTTATATCGGCGATTTAGCTACTGGTGCCTCTTATACTTATATTTCAGGTAAAGGGACTGATTCATCAAATACTTATCTATCATTATCTACTAATAATTTAGAAAGAGTTAGAATTATTGCCAATGGTAATGTCGGAATAGGATTAACAAATCCATCATATAAACTTGATGTTTCGGGCGATGTTAATATTACGGGTAGTTTCCGTATTAATGGAGTAGCAATCGGAGGCGGAAGCGGTACGGTAACTGGAACTGGAACAACAAATTACATTGCTAAATGGAGTGGGACATCAGCAATTACCAATTCATTAATTTTTGATAATGGTACAAATGTTGGTATCGGTACTGCATCGCCAAGTGGATTTACTCGAACATTAGCAATCAATGGAACATCAGGCTCGCAAGGCATTTTAATTAGATTAAATGATGTTGATAAAGGTTATTTATTTCATGGCGGAAATAATATTACATTAGGCTCAAATTCGGGAGCATTAGTATTTAATACAAGTGATACCGAAAGAATGCGAATTACATCAGCAGGTAATGTTGGAATTGGAACATTATCCCCTTTATCATATACTAATTATACTACCGTTCAAGTATCAAATACAATTGGCGCAGGTATTTATGCTGAAAGTACAACTGGCTCAATGAGAGTTAAGATGTTTGCCGATAATGCTTTTGGCGCATCTTATATTGGTACTGAAACAAATCATGCATTAGCATTATTTACTAATAATACTGAAAAATTAAGAATCACATCGGGTGGCCAATTATTAGTTGGAACAACTGCGGTAACATCTATTGAAAAAGTTAAAATTGTTGGTAGCGCATCTTACAATGGTGTATTAAGAGTTGAAAACGACCAAAATACAATTGATGTAAATCATGGTATTATAAATGTAGTTAATAGTGTTAATTATGCAGTAGGTAACGATGCTTCGATAATGTTTAGCGCAAAAGATTTTGGAGGCACAATACACCCAAGAGCATCAATAGGGGCAAAAACGGCATCGGCATTAGGGGCAGATTTAGTATTCAACACAAGAAGTGATTCCGCTTACACTGAAAAAATGCGAATTACATCAGCAGGTAATGTTGGAATTGGTACAACATCGCCAAGTTATATACTTCATGTAAAAGGCTCAGGTGCTTATAACGGTGCAATTTTTGCTGATAATACAGGCACAACAGCAGGTGGCTCTTTTCAAGTTGGTGTAAATGGTACAGCAGTTGGCTCAATATCAGTTGCAGGTACTTATTTAGGTAATACCAATCAAAATATGGCTTATTTTGCTGATGCAGGTTTAGGTCATATTTTTTACACAAATGGTGTAAATGAAAGAATGCGAATTAGTTCAAGCGGACAAATTTTAATTGGTACATCAACCAATTCAGGATTTGACAAAGCAATAGTAATGAATTCCGCATCAAGTACATCAGGATTATTATTCCAATTGAATGGTGTAGATAAGGGATTTGTTTATTCGGGTGGTGGCGATTTGTTTATGGGTAGTAATTCAAATACTATTAAATTATATACAAACGGAAGCGAGAGATTAACCATAAATGCAAGTGGTACTACATTATTTCATAGAGATATGTTTACATACATAAATGGAGGTATTTTCTTTCAAGGAGATGGTACTTATGGTAGTGGTGTTTATTCAAGAAATAGTGGATTTGATTTAATATTACAAGCAGGAAGTTCTGAAAGAGCAAGAATTAATTCAAGTGGCCAATTATTAGTAAATACAACATCGGATGCCTATGGAGATGGAAGTAGATTTATTTCTTATTTTGGTGGAAAAGCAGGGACATTTTTAACAACAGATACAGGTGGAGGATATTGTGCATTAGTTTTAAGAAGAAGTGCATCTAACGGAGGATTAACCGAGCACTATGTTGGAGGTACTTATGCAGGTGGTATTAGTGTGTCGGGCTCATCTTCATCTTATAATACTTCATCAGATTATCGTTTAAAGGAGGATTTGAAGCCAATTAAAGGTTTAGAAAAACTTTCTAAAATCAATGTTTATGACTTTAAATGGAAAGCATCAAACGATAGAATGGATGGTGTATTAGCACATGAACTTCAAGAGGTTTTACCTTATGCAGTAACGGGTGTTAAAGATGGAGAGCAAATTCAAGGGGTAGATTACTCTAAAATTGTGCCAGTATTAGTGCAATCTATTAAGGAATTAAATGCCGAATTACAATTATTAAAAGCAAAATAGAATGTCAAAAAATACTGATTTATCGGAGTTAATAAACTATGTAAAAGGGATTGCATCAGGTAGACTTACATTCCCTTTCTACACATCTACATCTTCGTTTACTGGTACGGTAGCAGGTTATCTTGCATTTGATTCAAGTGGCAATGTCTTAACTACTACATCTCCATCTACACAATGGACAACTAACGGCACAAGCATTTACTATAATACTGGTAATGTCGGAGTTGGTGTAGTCAATCCAGCTTACAAAATTGATGTAAACGGAGATATTAACATTACGGGAGCATTTAGAGTAAACGGAGTTGCAATCGGTACTGGCGGAGGCGGAGGTATATCAGGCGCAGGAACTACCAATTACATAACTAAATGGTCAAGCTCTACATCAGTTACTAACTCTATTGCTTACGATAACGGAAGTGATTTTGCAATTAATACTACTAATCCATTATATCGCTTTACCGTTCAGCCATTTACTAACTTAAACTTTGGTATTGGTAGAACATCATTATTTGCATCTGATGATTCTATCTTTATGAATGCGGTAAATAATACTTATGGCGCAATTCCGATGGCTATAAATGCAAGCTTCTTAGGATTCTATATTGGATTCTCTGAGGCTATGCGACTTGATAGTTCAAAGAATATGCTATTAGGTACTACATCAGGAATAAGCGGAGGCGGAATATTACAAGTAAATGGCGATGTAAATATTAGCGGTCAGTTTAAGATTAACGGAGTACCTATCGGAAGCGGTGGTGGAGGCGGAGGTAATGTCTTTGCAGGTACTCAGACTACTAACTATGTTACCAAATGGACAGGCTCAAATTACATTGGCAATTCTAATATTTTTGACAATGGCTCAATAGTTGGAATCGGCACAACTGGCATTACTGGCGGAGGCGCATTGCAGGTTTCAGGTGATATTAACATTACAGGCACATTTAAAGTAAATGGTACACCAATTGGAACTGGTGGAGGTGGTGGTATTTCGGGAGCAGGTACAACTAACTACCTTGCGATGTGGTCAAGTCCAACATCATTAACTAATTCAGGTGTTTACCATGCTACTTATGGAAGCAATAACCTAATAGGATTTCAGCCAGCAGGGGCATCTGGGGAGATAATGAGAATTGAAAATAATGGTAGGGTTTACATTGGCGCAAGCTCTGCTGCAAATGCTTCATTAGCTTTGAATATTCACGCTAACGGAAATACAAATATTACAACTAAGCTTGGAAGTACACAATTCTATGCAATGGTTAGGGTAATGCAGAATGAATCTACCTATGCAGGTGTTGGATTAGGCTATGATAATACTGGTCAAGCTGGATTTGTTTACGCTACTGCGCCAAACTTATCGGTAAATTCCACGCTTAAATTTGTAGTAGCAAAAGCATCTACAGCAGTTTGGATTGAAGCAATGGCAATCAAACATAATACTATTAATATGAACAATATTCCAAACACATCTACTGGCTTAATTGCTGGCGATTTATATCGTGACGGCAGTGGTTATGTTCGTATAGTTTAATTTTATTATATTGCAAAAAAAACAACATAAAAATGAAAACAAACGCAGATTTATTGACACTTATTCAGCTATTAAATGCAAATGTAGGTGAGGCAAAAACTAAGGGCCAGAAAAAATTGGTAAAAATTGGCGAAAGATTAAAACCTTTTATTGACGATTTTAACGATAAGCGTGAAGAAATTCGTCTCGATGCTGCATCAGTGGATAAAGACGGTAATTTAATCCAAAACGAAAAAGGTGAATATTCGTTTAATAAAGAGGGAGTCAAGAAGTTAAATAAGCAAATCAAGGATTTACTTATGGAAACTTTGGATTTCACACCGATTCCAGTAATTAACCCAGAGGGCCTTGAGGTTTATTTATTTTTAGATGGATGGATTTCAGGCGTAGAATTTAAACAAATAGAGGAAATCGAATTATAATATGGCAAATCAATTTGATTGGATTATCGTACAGCTTGACACAAAGCCACAGGACGGAGATTTACTTGATGTAGTTTCCGTAGTACATTGGAGAAGAAAAGCAACAAATGGCGAGTTTGCTGTTGAGTCTTATGGTGCTATGGCTTGCCCTACTCCAAGCGAAACTGACTTTACTGCTTATCCTGATTTAACTCAGGCTCAGGTTGAGTCATGGCTTGAGGCTGGCCTTGATGTTGAA